GTTCAAATTGAGCACCTGCCCCTATGCCACCTATAATCCCTCTCCAAGCAGAACGCATAGCCATATAAGCAGCCGTAACCTGGGCAACGTGGGGAACAAGGCCCATCATCGATCTTTTCTGCTTATTAGCAGATTTGGTCATCCTATCCATACCACCAGCAGCGGTATTAGATGCCTTGCTGACCTTATCGTAACCTCTATAAACATTGCTGAAACTTGACTTAATAGCCAAAGCTGATCTCTGAGCTTGTCTCTCAATAGAATCGAGATCAGCTTTGAACTTAGCCATGTTCACTCTAACGTCTACATATGCTACGCCTATTCTCACGGCTTACCCTCTGCTTCTGCTTCATCTGTGATCAGCGATAAAGCATAATGATAAAGACCATACACCCCTTTGAATATCCTTTCCCTATCCTCTTGCTTCGTCTCTAACATATCCATAACAACTTCAATGCTTTTTACATCTATGTCTATTGGACCACCCATGCTCATTATGTGCTGATTCTTTACATAAATAAAGACTTTGAAGATATCAACGTTATCTGGTAGAAGAGCAGGCATACATTCAGCACAGTTTGGTTCTTTTTCATACATCTCCCAAGTTTTCCGACACAAATCGCAGTCGGGTTTATCTTGTAGCCTGTCTACTACCTCTATCAGTTTTTTTCGAGCATCTCCAAATAAGCACCATCTTCTTCTGTAAGTTTATCAAGCGCATCGCCTACAAACTTAGCAAACTGTACAGATTCTTTCATGAGTTTGGATCTATTCTCAGGCGAACATAGAATAGGGTTGCCGTCATTATCGACTACATTATCCCAGCTAACGATGACATATTCCCAAAGCATATCCGTCCTCTTTGATTCATTGTCTTCGATAACTTCATGTCTTGCGCCTTTTCTGTACTCTATCTTCTTTTTTGTACACTTCTTGTTCATCTCCTCAATAATATCAGAGTTTGCAAGCCGAAGTGTAACGCCTCCTTCTTCCGCATTGTCTTCATCGAATGGGAAGTACATTCCTGGGTTTAAGTTCTCCAAATCAAATTTCATATATCACCTGCCCCTTTCTAATTATGCCCCTATGAGATTGTGGGGACAAGGCCAGAAGGGGCTTTGACTGACCTTGCCAGGGTGCGAACACCCCAAGACCCACAAGATGTTAAATTATACAAGCACCATCAAACCAGTTACCTTGCCTGTAAACGAGACAGTAGCTAGGCCAGCCTTATCCATGCTAATGTCATAAGACGTTATATTGACAAGAGACACCTTCCCATCCTGCCCTGTTGAAAGAGTACCAGGTGCAAAATATTGGGTGGATTGACTTGGTACATAATACGATGTGTTGTCGACATACAGCCTTAAACTAGTCAAGTCTGTATTGTCCATATTAGCCGCTTGAAGGGCTTGTTGGCCTGTCGTATCAGACGGATCGAGAAATCCATTAAAGGAAATCTGTCCACCATCTTTCATACCAAATTCATACGACTTCCAGTTGTCGCCAAAAGACGAGGACTCCATCTGATCGGCGGTAATGCCGCTAATACTCCACGTACCCATCGCAACGATGGTGCTTGCTCCGAGCGTTACTTTTCCTAAATGTCCTACTTTTACTGCCATAATGACCTCCTAAACATCATTAGGTGTACAATCTCCATTTTCAGGAGGTGGCCTCCATTTGAGGCCTTCTACTTCCTTGTAGAGTAAATAAAAATCTCTTGTTATTTCAACATGGGAAATATGGCCAATCTCTATCGATGTATCGATATGGATCTTATAGCCAGACTTCTTTAGCTTAGAGCAAAAATCAATATCTTCCCCTACATTTCTCCCATCCTCAATCTTGTATGTTTCAAACCAAGGATAAGGTATATCAAGAAAAACAGCTGTGTCGTACATAACACATGCGCAGCCTGTTGCGTCTACTTCTATGAGATCGCCTGAGAAACATTCATCATCTGGAACATGATCGTATGATCCGAGCTCACCACGTAGCGCAATGACATCAAAAGGCGGCCAACGCCTATGAACTAACCCTGTTACAACTTCCTTCTCATGACTCAGCAGCTTCGGAATTGTATCCATTGGATAATTCTGATCCGTGTCCATCATGAGTAAATGAGTACATCCTTCTTTAAGGGCTTGTACAACCAGGTCATTCCTGATAATATCTATAGGCCCTGGATTCTTTGGAAGGAGAAATGTAAAATCAGGTTTCTCCATAAGCGTCCAAGACGTTAAAAACGACGTATAAACTTTAACATCAGTCAGTGGAAGGGCTATACCAAGTTTTGTAAATCCAGTAGCACGCTTCCTCTCATGATATAATTTTTGATCTTTAAGTCTACTCTTTTCATCATAAACTCTTTTATAGTCATCGTCGTTCCATTTTTTATCTAAAACCGGATGATTATGCTTAACCACAGCATCTTTTGCCCATATATACCGACCAAGCTCTTTTGCTTTATCTGTTAACTCAACGTCGCAAAATAAATGGGTATACCCTGTATAGAAAAATTCTTTATTTTCAAGAGAATTAAGGATGCGCTTATCTGCTAACCAATGAGTAGCTGCAGTGTCCCCATCATTCATTTCGTCGTTGAAACCAACAATCCCCCATCTCCCTTCAAAATCATTCATCTTTATGACGGCTCTTATTAAAAAACCTTTCTGAGGGATTGTATCGTCACCTAAGAAAAGTACAAGATCATGCTTGGCTTTCTTGACGAGCCTTTTAAGCATCTTCGGGCAGCCTATCCTATCTTTATCGACTTCCGTCACTATCTCATATCTTTCTTCTGGATAGCATGTGTTCTTTTTTATAGCCGCAATACAGTCCCTAACTCTATCTTCTCTGATGACTGGTATTAGAATTGATACTGATGGGATCGTTTCAATATCAATCCTTTTCGTATCAAGAAGATACAATGCGTCTTCAGGTTTCGGCTTATTATAATCAGGAAGATCAAGAATCTCTAACTCAACTCCGTCATAAAATGCACTTTTAGCAGAGATATCGTCTTGGTAGATAGTCCATCCAGTAAGAAGCCCTGTGCCCTCATCTATCTTCGATATCTTATCAGACCTACCAACTAGTCCTGATCCTCCAACAGTTTCCCAATGGACAATATTATTCCCGATAAAGTCTTCAGTCTTGCTTATTTGCAGGAGATGATCCCAATCTTTCACCCCTTTGATTATAAATTTGTGCTTTGCCTGTACAAAATCTAATGAGCCAAAATCTAAGGCTGATACGAGAGCACTAAGCCAACCTTTTGGGACTAGTGTGTCATTGTCTACTTTAGCGAATAGCCCTTCTCTTCCAACAAGATCAAAGAACTGATTCATAGCGCCAGCGACACCACGATTCTCATCGTTTAATATAATCCCTCTAATCCCCTTATCAGATAAGCTGTTAAGGTATTCTACAGTCCCATCAGTTGACCCATTGTCTATTATGACCACCTCTCCAAAATCTCTCGTGTTCTCAAGAAGAACTGGTAGGGTCTGTCGTGTGTAATCGATTCGGTTAAACGTTGTGTATAATACTGGTATCATTTTTAGTTAGCCCCTTCGTTAATCATTTAACTGCTATTAAAAGACCTTTTGTATGAATTATCTTTAATTTTTCATCAGTAACAACGTCCCACAAATTTCCTTTAAACTTTGCTTTAACTGAATATAAATCCCGATATAAATCATCCATGTAATAAAGCCAGCTGTTTATGTTCCAGAAGCTTACGTGCGTTGGGTCTTGAAAGGCACCTCTACCGTCCGTACTAGGAGTCATATGGACAAATTTTCCGTTTGGCTTAAGCACCCTATATATTTCTTCTATGACGCCAACTGTTTTCCCAATTGGAATGTGCTCAAGGAAATCAGCTGCCATCACTTCATCTACAGATGAGTCGTCGTAAGGCAAGCCTTCTGCTACATCGACTATAATATCAGGGCTGACATCAGGTCTATTGTCGATGTTAACGTAACCTTCTATCTTGCGGTATCCGCATCCAAGATTAAGCTTCAGCATCTTCGTCCTGACTTTCAATTTCGTCGGCTATTTCACTAAGATCATCTTTAACCTCAACTGGTTCTTCAACTTCACCAGCTTTCTTTGCTATAAGAATAGCATCTCTCCAATAACCGTTATTATCTGTCATAGCATAAATAACATCAAGCTCAACGAACTCTGCCATACCGCTTAAAGCTTGAGCTGTCATGTGGTATTTCTGTCCTTCTCCATACTCTCCGGCAGATGCTACAATTACGCAGCACAAAGCACCAGGCTTCATAACTCTATACATCTCGCAGAATATCTTCCAAGGTTGGTCAAGTGAAGTAAGGAATTGGCCAGATACCACAATATCGCAAGAATTATCAGCTATCTGATTCCACTTGTAAATATCCTCAGCGACAGTATCGACATTAGGCCCATCGATTTCATCCAAAGATGTATAATTCCATAGCCTTGTATCGAAAATATTTCTATACGATCCATTCGTGCTAAGACCACCTACATCAAGGATTTCAAGTTTTTTGTTTTTCTTGAAATTATCCGATACGAATTTTTTCATTTTTTCAACTGAACTTGGATGCATAATTCCTCCTAATCCTTTTGTATTAAAAGGGTGTACCTGACAATCGCTTCGTAGACATCATCAGGCTCTATTTTTATCGATGGCATTATCATGTCCCTTTCCATCTCTAATGCTGAATATCCACTAACTGTAAGGTTAGCGTAGTCGTAAAGAGCAATTAAGTCTATAACTCCATCATCACATTCGTTCGCCGTTTTACCATAGTAATTAAATTGTACAAAGACGTGCTCAAATTCAAGATCAAATGTGCGTTCTGGCAGCTGTTCAAAAATATAGAATACACAGTATGGAGTTCCAGGATTCTCTGGGGCCTCAACGTAATAGAGTTTTTCTCCATCCAAGTCGTAATACAGAGGAGACGTTGTGTTATCGTCTATTAGGTGCCCATACACTCCGGTTCTTATTGTCCCTGTTGCCATTTTAAACCCTAGTGAAAGATGTTTTTATTGCTTCTCTCGCCCTTCTAAGGGCTGGCCACAAATACGGCCTCGACTGTAATTTTCTTCTCGCAGATCCTTTCTCAAGAGATAAAGCGTAAGGCACATTCGACCCAACTGAGACGACATACCCTCCCATCGCCCTAGATGGCCTGCCTATTTTATCAGAGTATTTCGCTGCTGGCCCAACGCCCGACTTGTCGCCCCAATTTGTTTGATATGATATCGAATCGTGTAATCTGCCTGAAAAAGGTGAAGGTGGTTGGCCAGGAGCAGAGGCTTGATGG